AATGCGCACACATCTTGAAATGGTGGAAGGTTCTCACGATCCTTACAAATCTCAAAATATGCACATCGAAACAATAGAGCATTAACAATAGAATTGACATAAACAGTCAAGTTCTGTCCCGAAGGATTAGAACCAAAATGTTGTATCAAGTCACCATTGTACGCCATCAAAGGATAGCAAATATCTGTAGCAATACCTTCCATGATAATCAAATCTTGGTCAGTGTATCCACAGAACTTGCCAATATCCATCATGATACGAAATGCAGAAAACATCACCTGAGCAGGCATACGAAGATCGTACTTACTGTAATCACCAGCAAGAATACGGTCCTCACCATGTTGTTTGATATGTTTAGCCAATTGATCCCATTCAGGACCCTGGGCATTCACACCAACAGCACACTCAGATGTAAGAGGCATCATGGACAATGCTCGGGCAATAGGCAAGAAGTACTTTCGCACTAGCAATTGCAATGCGATAGGTGCTCCTTGAAATACCCTGACCTTGTCCTTGGTCAATTTTGTTGGCTCGTCCTTCAAACAAGCCTTGAAGATTGGATAAGCTCTTTCTCCCTTCAGATAAAGCTTCTCCATTTCTTCTGCGTGTGTCCAAAAACGTTCATCTAATTCGGCTGGACATTGGTGAGAAGGATGCTCTTCAGGCTCCAAAAGTTCAATAAAATTTGACTTTGGACCAGAAAGAGGATATCCTACTGAAGTGCCTGGAGGCATCTTGTCTATGAATCGAACTCCATCAATTCCACAGACAGTCTCCATGCGATTCAGTGGTCTGACTTGATTTCTAAGTCCAGTCAGCTCACCCAATGCCTTCAAAATGGGTCGAATGTAATCCTTACAAGCTCTTTCGAGCAAGGATCCTTCGATACCACAAGAAGGTTTAGTCGAATATTGAAGGGATGCCTGCCAAGGCCATCCCTTACGAAACTTTGGACCACCCCACTTCTGGGGCACACCACACACGTCCTCCACGTGTGAAGAAATGACAGTTTCCTCCACGTCAGAGTAGTAAGACGCCCGTCCTTTAACCTGCCCATAGTACTTACAATTAGTACCTTCAGGCAAATAATTGATAGGGCTTTTCGGGTGAACGTCAGCATTCTCATAGAATTGCACATCGTATAGCTCTTTAGGAATCTCTCCTGAACTCTTCGATAATACAACTCCTGGAAGAACACGCAAGCGTTCAAACGCCGAGTCAAACTCACTCTTCAACAACAATCCACTGCATCCACGGGTTTCACCATTCTTTCCACCTAAGTGGAATCCTCCGATTAGAGGTCCCTTGGTCTCCGTGATCAAAGGTGCAATACACAAACCCTCAAATGTTTCAAATTTGAGGTTGTACTTAGCACCAAAGAAATTTGCTGCATGTGTCATCACATCATCAACTTCCATGAAAAGTTTAGAACCAACGCAGGTTCCATCACTCTTCTTGTAGGTAAGACGTGCAGGCACATTAGCAAAACGCGCAAGTGGAAAATATGCTGTCAAATCTTTCCAATCCCCACCATTGGGGACCCAAACCACGGACAAATCTGAGTTGGGAATGTCGACACTATTCTTACGATACAAGAAACACTCGAAATTACCTCCGATTTTACTCGGATTATGGCGTACGAATGTTGCCTTAATATCATCAGCCTTCCACATATGCTGAGGAACAATAGCGACATTTGACTTAGGAAAGAAAGCATCACACTCGAAAGTGCGCACTCTTTCCGGAGTCTTAACCTGAATTGTCATATGGCACAAATTGGCATTAACTAGCTTCTCCAATTGATCTGGAGTAGTTGTCTTTGCCTCAGTGCTACATGGCATTTCAGAAACCACAACTCCTGCCCAAGGATTGACTTCCGAATCTCTTTCAACAATTTCCGTTGTAGATTTCGGAGCCAAATTTCCTTGTGGTGACGGAACAACTTTGAATGCTTTCCAAATCTGTGCAATCGCATAGCAACAAGCAATAACAGCACAACACCCAGTAATCCACTTTACATGCTTATCGCGGTAAAGTTTGAATACTTCAGGCATTGCTGCATTGTCACTTGCAACCTCTTGATACAATCGCTCCTTCTCGTACTTCACAACACCAGAAATTCCGGTAAGTGGAAAAGCGAGAAGAGGCAAAAACAAGGACGAAACACAGATCATTAAAGCAAAGATGAAGAAAATCATAAGAACATGATTTAAGTAAGCACGCCGAACGCGCTGACGAATCTCCTGTTCTCGTGTAAACCACACGATATTCTTCATCCATTCTTCATTGATCCATTCTGCAGGAATATAATTTGTCCACACTACCCAAGGAGACGTTTCTAGCCAATCGAGTCGTTTCAATAACTTCTCAACTGTCCAGTCTTCAATCTCATTGGCCCAGTATGCGAATTTTGGTCGAAGCTTGCGTTCCCAGGAGCGATACCTAGGATACATAGCACGAACAATTTTCTCACCCAACTGATTATCTAGAACTTCAGGTTCTTCTTCTCGATGGTGACCTTCACAACGGGTACAATACCCAGCTGTACATCGATCATCAATACGAGAAAGATAAACCTTGTCTTCGCGTTTGCAAATGCAAACATCAGGTGTTGGGTGACGACATTCTGGGCAGAGTTGCAATTTGCCGGCAAGATTACTATTGTTATGCACGATTTCCTTTTGGTTATCATAAAACTTAATAGAATCCTGTCCGATCCAGCGAATCAACTCTGGCAATCCAATATCCTGAAGAGGTCTTCCATTCCACTGGATGACCTCCCATCCAACAGTAGCTGCTTTTCCTTTAACTCCATTCGGTATGGGAAAGGACTTTTCAACGGTAATGTTCCAAAAATCTGGAATCAATGGTGCACCGTTCGGGAAAGCAGCCTTAACCTTATCTTCATTCAACATATCATGAACCGCATACTCAGGTTTCACCTTAACAGTGAGAGTAATGCGATCACGACGAGTGATTGAAGCAGGTTCATTGGAATAAGTGGTTGCGCATGTATCTTTGACATTCTTCGTGCCAATTACAACTTTAGGTTCAACAGAAACCTTACCCTTCATGTCAGCTTCAGCCATATTCGCATAAATACGAACATTGTTGACTAACTGAATCATCAAGGAAGTTGGAGCACGTTCGACAAAATCAGCCTTGGTATTTCCAATATCATCAATCAAAACACCATTGGTAAATGATCGGAAATTAGACCAAAACTTATCTTGTTCATTCAAAGTTACAATTCGATCATCAGATGCACAATATCCATTGCGTAACAAAGTAGTCACCATCAGGACATTTGCAATAGTGGATTTTCCGACAGCTGTACCGCCGAAAACTCCGATCGAATATGGTGCTTCGCGCAAACCACCCTGTACACGAGTTTGACGGAATGTAGCTTGCCACAAACGCAACGTATCAAGTTTTCTGCGGAGAATATTCTTCTCCACTAAACCACGCGACGTCGTAACAAGCATCGTAGCCTTCTCAATGCACTGTGCAAGAAGAGCTTCATAATCATTCTCACTCATCTGCTCATATTTCTCAAGATTACCGCATTTGGCATATTCTTGACAACGTAAGCATTTCGAGTAAAGCTCCTCAAATTCCTCATTTTCCATATTACCATACAACAACGGCTTGATAGATCCACGCTGAAAACAAGCATAACCACCTTCAGCAAAGTAGGTGACTGTCTCGAAAGCAGCATCAATCAAATCAATAGCCGATGCATGTTTGGTAAATGCACCAATGGAAAATAATTTCATGCCTCCAATTTTGAAATCAAGATCAGCAGACTCACATAATCCAAGAGCCAAAGATAGGCTCAAAACATGTGAAATCTTCTTAAATCCTTCATTACGGACTACCAAAGTCCAATTTTCCTGGAGGTCTTTCAACAGAAGAAGCCACTTAGGTTTATTTTCCGTTTTAATTCCGAATTCACCAACTTGTGGATCAAACTCAGCATCCAACACCTCTGAAAGGTATTGAGCAGCCAAGTTAGCCACACTCTTGGTGTAATGCGTCTTCAAATACAGAAAACAAGTACTAAGAAAGCCAGTTACAGTTGTACAATCTTTACAAGCAAGAAACAATGCTCCAAGATTTTCCACCTTGTTAAGGGTGTCATCATCAATAGAGATTCCTTCAATGTTTGCAAGATTGGCAAACGCTGTTGCAATAGCAACTGAACCGATCTGGGGAGTAAACTTCTCCTTCTTCCCAGATTTCTTCTTCCTGTCCTTTTTCTCCTGTCCACCACAGGAGTTTCTCTTCGTACGCTCGATCACACGAGCATCCTTGTTCTTCAACCACTTCAAACGGTAAGCCTCCTTTTCAGGAAGTTCACCAATTTGACTGTCGAAGCAACAATGCCAACCTAGAGAAATCCACAACAACCTAATTAGGTTCTTCAGACAATCCAACAATGGATCTCTGGCAATGGGTGCAAGCCTTTGGCATACTTGCGTCTCCCGAACACAATTTCCGTGTTTGCTAGCCTGATCAATAAAGTTCATGCTGTGTTCAAGATAAAAGGAACGTGGTTCCTCAATTCTTGATAAATCAGGAAATTACTTCTCCATACAAGATCAAATAAACAATCAAAAGTCGTCTTACGAGGCAAAAGCCTCAGGGTTTCATTGAATACCCCAAACTTCGCGACAATACTATTTTGTAAAAATCCTTCATATGTCCTAGAATTTGTTAAAATTAAGTAGCAACAGTACCTTCATCGGGTGCCAACCCTTAGTATACTGAATTCTAACTGACTGCCGGAACAAACAGTCCTAATGTTAAATGCTTGACCATTACGTCGGCCCATGCTAGTAGGGCACATCAACAACGTTTTACTCTCAATAGTAACGCCTTTTCGGCAAAAGAAGATCAATCAAGATCATCAAAGAATCAAGTCAGGATTATCAATCCATAACCGATTACCAGACAGGTCAGTCTTACCTGTACTAAACTGTAGTTTATTACTAAACTATAAAATGCGAATCCATGTTTCCACAATCAAGTGCCGAAGCACAAGGGACGCGCCTTCCAAAAGGAAGGTACACATCAGTTCAGTAAATCAATCATTAAGAGTTTGAGGAAAACTCTCTCATGATTACCTATATTCAAATTTGTCATCCTTCATACGTCTGTCTTACGTCAGAAATGACTATCCTCATGACGGGGGTCCCACTATCCCAGGGAACGGGTATGATAAAGTTTGTAAACAAAATGAGTGCAAAGCACTCTCAAACAGCGTCGTAACGCTGCAAAAGAGATACTCTGAACTCACTGAGGGCGTCGTAACGCCAATTACAACAATAACTCCACACACGCTAACGCGTGTGTGGAG